TAAGTCGCCTAGCTATATGAAATTGATGGGCAGAAATACACAATACGATTTGATGTCGTGCCAAGATTATCGATTGATGAAGGGATTGAGGCGGTACGTGAAATATTACCCAATTGTGTCTTTGATGAACATCAATGTGCCGAGGGTATCGCAAATCTAGAAGCTTATCGCAAAGAATGGAATGACAGGCTCGGCTGTTGGAAAGACAAGCCACTGCATGATTTCACTTCTCATGATGCCGATGCATTCAGGTACTTTGCTGTTAGCCGAAAAAATAAACATCGTCCCGCTTTTGAGATTAATTTAGGAACTACATTCTAATGCGTATGACCAATGTTGATTTTATCCGTCCTGAATATCATTTATTTACGTTGCAATGGGGGTTGGTTCGGACAGTCTGTCGAGGTGGTGAGGATATTAAATCATACTTGCCAACATTAGAAGAGTCTGATGAAAACCGCAAAAAAAAGCGCAATAAAGATTATCAGGAACGGGCAGTTTTCTATCCCATAACGGGTAATACCCGTAATGGAATGATAGGAATGGCGTTTAAAAAAGATCCGCTCGTGGAGATTAATGAAAGGCTGGCTTATCTTAAAGAGGATGCTGATGGAGCGGGTTCTAGTCTTTATCAATTAGCGCAATCATCATTGGAATCCATATTGGAAGTCGGGCGGCATGGCTTGTATGTCGATTATAATGATGAGGCAAACCAAGTCTATTTTTTTCAATACAACGCTGAAGACATTATTAACTGGCGAACCCAACGGATTAATGGCCGTAATCGCTTAACGTTGGTGGTATTACGTGAAACAGTAGAAGAACAAGTGGGTTTTGGGTTTAAGGATGTCATTCAATACCGGGTTCTTGCTATTGAAGAAGGGAAATTTATTTGTCGCGTTTATCGTAAACGCGTCGACAGTAGCGTTTACCAAATAGATGTTGAATATATTCCAAAGCGTAAAATTGGCGGTGCGTGGGATGAAATTCCGTTCACCTTTATCGGTGCTCAAAATAATGATCACACGATTGATGAAGCGCCGTTACTAGGACTCGCCAAAATAAATTTGGGTCATTATCGAAATTCCGCCGATTATGAAGATTCGGTTTTTTTCTGTGGCCAGGTGCAACCCTATATTAGCGGCTTGAAAGATGAATGGCGTGACTGGTTAGAGAAAAAGGGCATATTAGTGGGTTCCCGTTCGCCTATTTTGTTACCTGAACAAGGTGCCTGTGGCTACATTCAGGCACAGCCTAACATGTTAGCGAAAGAAGCGATGGACAGCAAGCGTGATTATATGGTGGCATTAGGGGCGCAGTTAGTCTCTGCGGAGAGTAAAGTCAAAACGGTTATCCAGTCGGTGGGGGAATTAAGCGCCCAAACGTCTGTACTGAGTATCTGTTGCTCAAATGTGTCAGAAGCCTTGACCAAGGGATTAAAATGGTGCGCTGAATATGTTAATGCTGAACCTGATAAATGTTCATTTGAAATTAACCGGGATTTGGTCAATCACATTGCTGATAGTGGGATGATAAGAGAGATAGTGGCAGCCTGGCAATCGGGAGCAACCCGTAAATCAGATCTGGTTCGATGTTTGCAAAAATTTGACATTATCAATCCGGCTGATGAGGTTGATGATGTCATTGACGAACTTAATAATCAGCAACCCACTATGATAGGTGAGCGATGAGAACGGTCAATGAGCGACTGATGGATGAGTTACTTGCGCATTCGCTGTTTACCAGCCGTTACGGTAGTGGGGTTGCTAAAAAGATGGTTAACACCCTTAATGCATTTGATGCCCAGCTCAGTGCATCCTTAATTGTGGCGCTGGATGACGCTAATATCGATGCGGAGAGTTTTACTGTTAGGCGATTAGAATCTTTGCTAGCCAGTGTTAAGGCGATTAATAAGAATGCGGTAGCCAGCGCGTTTTCACTGTTAAGCGACGAAATGAAAGCGCATGCAGAGTATGAGGTAGCGTATTATCCGGCTTTATTTGATTTTCTAATGCCAGAGGTTGTTCTTCGCCGATATCCACTGATGAGTCTCACGGCAGATATGCTCTATTCAGCGGTGCTAGCGCGTCCATTTCAGGGAAAACTGTTATCTGAGTGGGCTGAGGGTCTGGAAAAAGACCGCATGACGCGCATTAATAATACTGTTCGCAATGGCTATTTAAAGGGGGATAGTGCTGTGCAAATTGGACGTAACATCCGTGGTGACGCCAAGCAAGGTTATAAAGACGGTGCGCTACAAATTAGTCGGGCTAATGCCACAACCATTGCCAAAACGGCAATTAATCATCTGCAGGCAACCGCCAGAAATCATTTTGCCGAAGCGAATAGAGACATTATGGCGGGTAAACAGTGGTTATCTACCCTGGATAATAAAACATCGCCCGCTTGTATTATTCGGGATCGATTGAAATATACCCTCGAAGGCAAGCCAATAGGCCATAGAGTGCCCTATTTGCAAGGCCCAGGAAAAATTCATTGGAATTGTCGTTCAACTGAAACATGGATAACCAAGTCGTGGCGACAATTGGGAATGGATGTTGATGAAATTGACGAAGGCACACGGGCCTCGATGGATGGACAGATACCTGTCGGCACAACCTTTCTTGAATGGATACAACGGCAACCCGTGTGGCGTCAAAGGCAGGTATTCGGTGAAGTACGCTATCGGTTAATGAAAGAGGGTGGCATGCATCCATCAGAATTTTATACCGATAAAGGTGAGTTTATGTCTTTGGCACAATTACGAGAGATAGACGAACAGGCATTTAACGAAGCTGGAATGGGAATTTAACCAGTATGCATGGCAATCAAGGTCACTTTGGTGGCCTTTTTTGTTCGCTAAATTCGGCTCAGGGCTGAGTTAATTTAACGCGCAAGGCGCATAGACAACATCCCAAGGGGACATAATGAGCATTTTAAACATCGGTAGCAACTATCATTCATCAGCAAAAGACCCGAATGGCGGCGGCGGGGCTAGCGGCACAGCAATCACACCGGAAGTTCAGGCTATTATTGATAAGCAGATTAATGAGCAGGTAACAGGACTAAAGGCAAAAAATAGTGAATTACTCGGTAAGCTCAAAGAGCAAACTGATAATTTAAAGCGTTTTGAAGGCATTGATCCTGAGCAAGTCAAAGGCATTTTGCAACGTTTTGAAAATGATGAGGAAGCGAAACTCATTGCCGAAGGCAAGATCGACGAGGTAATCAATAAGCGCACGGAACGATTGCGCCATGATGTAGAAAAAAAGCTTCAATCTGAAAAGCGACGGGCGGAAAAGGCAGAAGAATTTGCCAATAAATTCCGTAATCGGGTTTTAGGCGATGAAATTCGTGCAGCTGCAAGTCAATCCGGCGCGTTAGGCAGTGCTCAGGAAGATTTAATATTACGTGCCAAGGGCCTATTTAACATCAATGACGAGGGTCAGGCCGTCGCTGTTGATGAGGAAAACAATCCGATTATGGGTAAAGATGGTCGTACACCTTTAACCCCCGCTGAGTGGATTGATTCGCTAAAAGAAAGTGCCCCGCATTTATTTCCTTCTGCATCAGGTACCGGTGCGGGGAATAGTAAATCAGGGGGCACACATTTTAAACGTTCTCAGATGTCTTCAGCTGATAAGGCTGCATATATCCGGCGTTTCGGTCGAGAAGCTTATCTGGGATTACCTAAGTAAGGAACTAATATAATGGCAACGACGGTGAATAGTGATTTAATTATTTATAACGATTTGGCTCAAACTGCATTTTTAGAGCGCAGACAAGAGAATCTTGAGGTGTTTAATCAGGCATCTAATGGCGCAATTGTACTAGATAATGTTTTTATTGAAGGCGATTTGCGTAAACGGGCATTTTATCAGATTAGCGGTTCGATTGAACATCGTGACGTGAATTCTACGGGTAAAGTGACCGCTAAAAAAATTGGCGCGGGAGAATCCGTTGACGTTAAAGCCCCTTGGAAATATGGCCCCTATGAAATCACCGAAGAGTCTTTTAAACGACGTGGTCGGGATGTATCGGAGTTTTCTGAGCTAGTGGGTACTGATGCGGCAGATGCTTCGCTTGAAGGCTATATTAAGTATTCCCTGGCAGCATTAGGGGCAGCAATTGGCGCGAACACGGATATGGTGGTGACGGCGAACATTGCTACCGATGGCAAGAAGACACTCACTAAGGGGTTGCGCAAATACGGGGATAAATTTAACCGTGTCAATCTGTTTGTCATGCACTCAACAACCTATTTTGATATTGTTGATCAGGCGATTGATAACAAGGTTTACGAAGAAGCAGGGGTGGTGATCTACGGAGGCCAACCTGGGACATTAGGTAAACCCGTATTAGTCACCGATACGGCGCCTGTTGATGCAATATTTGGTTTAGTCCCAGGCGCTATCACCATCACGGAATCACAGGAACCCCATTTTCGCTCTTATGAAATCAACGATCAAGAAAATTTAGGCGTTGGTTATCGGGGTGAAGGCGTGGTGAATGTGGGCGTACTCGGTTATAGCTGGGATGAGTCTAAAGGCACTCATCCTGATCTAACAAAATTGGGCACAGCAGGTAACTGGAAGAAACATTTCACCAGTAACAAATTAACGGCAGGCGTAATGATAAAATTGCAGCATGAAGCGAGTGTAGCGTTATCGGTGGATAAAACCAGCGCGACAGCCAATAACAGTGATGCCGTGACCATTTCGCTTGATTACACAAAAGATAATCAACCTGTCCAGGGTAGCAATGTTGAGTGGTCAAGCACAGGTGGAAAACTGAGTAAAACAGCGACTAAAACCGATGCAAAGGGTAAAACCAGCGTCAAATTAACCGCCAGTACAGCAGGACAATTTACCGTCACTGCAAAAGTGGATGGTGAGATGCGCACCACAGAAATTCTCACTTTTTCCTAAAGAAAAATGGGTTTAAGGGGACTTTTGTTCCTTTTCTTTTGAGGGGAATATGATTGATTCGGATAAAAATTCGCCAACATTTAATAGTTATGCAAGCGTTGAGGATTTAGAACGCTATGCCCGTGAAAGAGGGATTGATATACCCACTGATGAACTAAACATTGAGTCGATGCTGGTGACTGCGATGGACTACTTAGCGTCACAGCCATGGTTAGGGAAACGAACGTCTTTAACTCAACCGCTATCCTTCCCACGCACAGGGTTATTTTATGACGGCGTGCCTATTGCTAATGATGCCATTCCTAAGCAACTCGTTATGGCGCAGTGTCGGCTGGCGGTTGAGTCAGAGAACGATGATTTGCAGCCAACGTTAGGAGGCGAGGTGACCACGGAACGTATTGAGGGGGCTATCATTGTGCAATATGCTTCGGGGACAAATTCCGGTTCACCCATATTTCCCTGGTTAAATGGTTTACTCAATGGCTTGTTAGATACCCGCTCTGGATTTGCTATCAATACCTTTTCGGTGAGGTGATAATGAATCTTTATACCCGAATGGGTAAAACGACTGAGCGCTTGATAAAGCAGTACGGCATGGACTATGTCTTAAAAAGAAAAGGCAAATTTTATGTTGATAAAAAGGGTCAGGAAATTATCGAACCTGATGTGGTATTAACGGTGGTCGGGGTAAAGACACAGTTTGCTATCAATGAAGTAGACAATTCCCTCGTTTTAACCAGTGATATTAAATTCATTGCGCATGCAAAGAGTAATATTCAACAGGGGGATATCCTTATCATCGATAACAGGAATCATCGTGTGATTACTGTAAAAGAGATAAAACCCCAACGTCAAACTATTTGTTTCATTGCACAATTGAGAGCTTGATATGGCAAATAATTTTACAGCCGCCATTAATGCGTTTGTCAGTAAATCAGAAGAGAAAATGGAAGCGGTTACCAAGGTGACATTCATAAAGATACTTGCAAGGTTGGTCATGATGTCGCCTGTCGGTAATCCCTCTATCTGGCAAGTGAATGCTAAAATAGCCGAAAAAGGGAAAGAAAAAGAAAGGCAGCCAGCAGGGTATACGGGGGGAAGATTTCGTGGCAACTGGCAAGTGACGTTTGATGAAGTCCCAATGAAAGAAACGGGACGAATAGATAAAACTGGCGAAGTAACACAAACTGAGGGCAATCTTGTTATCGGTCAGTTTAAAGTGGGCATGAAGTCAGTCTATTTTTCCAATGTGGTTCCTTATGCCTATCGGCTTGAGATGGGGCATTCAAAACAAGCACCGAAGGGTATGGTACGGATTACGGCACAGGAATTTCGGCCGTTTTTTCATCAGGCAACCGCTGAGCGTAAAGGATGAACCCGTTAACCATTAATGCCGCAATCCGGGCGCATATTGCTCAATTTGCTGAGTCTGAGAATATCAACGTTGCCTGGCCAAATTGTGAATTCGATGATATCAATGAACCCTATCTACAATTGCACATCATGCCAGCGACAACGAAAAATTTAAGTGTATCGCTCGATATGCCGGTATTCAGCGGTGTCATTCAGATAAATGTGGTTGGCAAAGCAGGAACAGGCGATACAGACGTCATGAATATCGCTAACCGTTTAATAAACTATCTAACAAATGGCTTTTCGATGACCGATAGCCTTTTTTTAAGCGGTGAGCCAGGTTTATTTCCAGCAATCAGTGATCAGGTTAATTATATCCTTCCTGTCAGCGTTCCTTATCGGTGTCATTCTTCGATATAACATTGCCGCCATCAGGCGGTTTCATATTAGCCAATAACGAGGTTCTATCATGGCATATAATATTCCTAACGGTTCGCGTGTTTATGTAGCTAGTAAATATGCGGATGAGATAACAATGACGGCGGCTACCAATGCGACAGAGGCGGTATTAACTGTCAATGCGATTGGCAGCATTAAAACGGACGATATTGTCCAGATTGATTGTGGCTGGAAAAAAATGTCAGGCGCTTTTAAAGTGAAAAAAGCAGCTGATACCAGTATTACACTGGAATCAATCGATACCACCGATAAAGCCGTTTTTCCTGTTGGTGGAGCTAAAGGAAGCTTGAAGAAAGTGGAATCATGGGAAGCGATGCCGCAAGTCATGACATTATCGACGGAGGGCGGGGAGCAGCAAACGCAGGAAATTCAATTTTTGGAAGATGAACAGGCAGAAACGGTTGATACCTTTAAAAATGGTATCACGCAGGTTTATACCTTTGCGCATGATGCAAAATTACCCATTCGTAAGTTATTGATGAAACTCGATGACAGCAAGCAAATTACTGCGATGCGTTTTTTCAATAAACGTGCCAGCGAGGATCGTTATTTTACTGCTTCCGTATCTTTCCAGCGCGTGCCCAATACGGCTATCAATGAAGTTGAAAACGTGGTAGCCCGTTTCTCACTTAAATCTGATATGCAAATCTATGCAGTATAGTTAAGGATGCAGCATGGCAAAATTTACATTAATACCCAAGCCAACGTTTAAAGCCAATGTCCTCATTCCGGTGGCAGGCAAAAAAGAGCCAGAGGTAGTGACCTTCACCTTTAATCACAAAGCCATGAGTGAACTAGAAACCATGCGTGAGATGCCTATTGATGAGTTCTACCAGCAGATTATTGCTGACTGGGCAATTGAAGCGCCTTATCACGCTGATAACTTAAAGTTGCTATTTGACAACTATCCCTCAGCCGCCAGCGCCATTAGTACAACGTATTATAGCGAACTATTAGGCCAACGCGAAAAAAACTCCTAGCGGTCGTTGCGGCCATGTATGGCGGCATGACCGAGACCGATATCCGCAACTTTGAGGCTGCCTTTGGTTTTAGGCCGGAAGACAGCGAGGTGGCAGTCTGGCCAGATGTCTGGGAGGCTTATCTTACCTTTAATGCGCTGCGCACTCAGTGGCGAATGGGCGTGAATGGTCCAACAGGGCTGGATTACAGCGTCTTATCCCACGTCATCGATTTTTTAGGCTTTAATCAGGATAAAGGCGCTTTATTTAATGATATACGGGTAATGGAAGCGAAAGCCTTAGCGATGATGCACCAATAAGGTGGGTATTTTTATCACAGGCTTTAAATTTTTAGTTGTTTGAAGGAAAATATAATGACTGATATCGCCACGATTTCATTAAAAGTTAACACGGCGGATTTGGAAAGAGGTGAACAGAAGTTAAAGTCATTTCAGGGAACAGCTGAAAAAGTTGAAAAGGCTTCTTCAAATCTGGAGGGTGGATTAAAAAAAGTCAGCTTGGCCTCATTAAGAAATGCTGAAACCATTAAGACGCAAAAAAATGAACTCAATGACCTGTTAAATCGCATTAATCCCACCAATAAAGCGTTTAATGAACTGGATAAAATTAGCCGTAAGCTTGTAGCTTCACATCAAAAAGGTTTACTCCCCCTTGACCAGTTTGTTGATTACAACACGATACTGGAGGAATCGAGAGATAAACTAAGCCGGATGAATCTGGCGCTGACCGCAGAAGGGAGAGCGCTCCTTGCCCAGGAAGACGCTTCAAAACGCGCGAAGTTAGCCGCGGATAATTTTCTAAACACATTAAAACAGCAATCAGACACGATAGGCAAGACGCGAACTGAAATTCTTGAACTGAAAGCGGCGCAGATGGGCATTTCGCAACAAGCAGCGCCGATGATTGCCAAATTAAAAGAACAAGAAAAAGCGTTTATGAATGGCGCGGTAACGATGGGGCAATATCGTCATGCAATGCGTATGTTACCGATGCAAATGACGGATGTCGTGACTTCATTGGCTTCTGGTATGCCCGCCTGGATGGTATTCGTTCAGCAAGGTGGACAGATAAAAGATTCGTTTGGCGGTGTTGGTAATGCCTTTAAAGCAATAGGCTCAATATTAACCCCTACCCGATTGTTGATGGGGGGATTGGCTGCCACTGCCGCAACTGTTGCCATCGCCGCTTATAAAGGCTCACAAGAGTTTAGTGAATTTAACAAGCAACTCATTTTAACGGGTGGGTATGCAGGGAAAACGGCTGGGCAACTTGATAGGTTGGCCAAACAGTTGTCAGCAGATGGCATAACACAAGGTGGAATGGCGGATGTAATAACTAAAGTTGTGGGGTCAGGTTCATTTTCTGGCAGTGAAATTGATAATATTGCCAATGTTGCCGCCAGAATGGAAAAATTGGTGGGTCAATCTGTTGATGAAACAATAAAACAGTTTCAGCGTATCAAAGATGACCCAGTTAAAGCGATTAACGAACTTGACAAAAGTCTGCGTTTTCTGACTGCAACACAATTAGCGCAAATATCGACATTACAGGAACAGGGAAGAAAGCACGAAGCGGCTAAAATTGCCATGGAAGCCTATGCGACGGCAACGAATAATAGAACCCAGCAGATAAAAGCGAATTTAGGTTATCTTGAGTCAGCCTGGGCAGCGGTTAACGATAAAGCAAGACTCGCCTGGGATAGCATGTTAGATATTGGTCGTGAACACACGTTAGACCAGAAGATACGCGAGTATGAGGAAAAATTAGTTGCATTCCAACTAAATCCGGTTACCCGATTAAATTATTATCATGCCTCAGGGAAAACAGAGTCAGATTTAAGGCGTGAACTTGATTTACTGAAAGAGAAAAAATATCAACAAGATATTGAGAGTCAGAAAAAGCAAGCGGCTAGAAGGGCTGAAGAAGCAGAGAAAGCCCGGTTTAGGGTTGACCAGGCGCTTAAACGCAAATATGAAAATGCGCAAGAAAGGCATCAAAGCGAGCTTGAAAAAATAAGAAATTCGGGTGGGTCAAAAGACGTAGTTGATGAAACGATAAGACGTGAAAATGCCCGTTATGCGAAAGAAAAAGCCAGTTCAGCGCCAAAAGCTGATGCATACCGCCCGTCTTTAGGCACACGTTGGGAAGAGGAAGCCCAAGCTAGAAACAGAGCACTGCAGGCAGAATTACGAACGTTACAGGATGAAAGTCAATATGTTGGGATTATCAGCCAGCAACGCCGAGAACTTTTTAAAACAGAAAACCAGTTAGCCATTCTTGAAGAGGCCAGAAGTGGCACAAACCAACGCCGACTGAGTGAAGATGAGCAGTCATTATTACTAAAAAAAGAAGCAATTCTCTCTGAGAAGCGTGAAGCCGCAGCAATTGGCGATAAAATTGAGAAGCAAAAACAACTCAATGCCTTGCGGTTATCGAATGATGGATTGCAAGAAGAAATCAGACTTAGGCTCGAGAGTATTGGCAAAAACGAGATTCAGATAGCTAAAGAGCAAGAACTAAAGAAATATCGTGAAGAAATGGCACGTAAAGGGATTGAACAAGATAATCCTGAATATGGGCGAGGCCTTTCGCTCATTGACGAGAAATATAAAAATGAAGAGTCGCTGCGGAAAAATTGGGAAGCAGGGATTAAGCAAGGGTTTATAAACTTCGAGCAACAAGCGTCTGAGGCTTATGGCAAGGTAGCCAATATTACCCAATTTGCCTTTGAGGGAATGAGTCAATCACTGACTGATTTTTTGGTGACAGGTAAAGCTAATTTTGCTGATTTCACTAAATCATTACTTGAGATGATGGTGAAGATAATGACGCAAATGGCGATGCTTCAAGCGATGAAAGCGGCTTTTGGTGGGCAAACAGGCGGAGTTGGAGGCGCGATTGCCGGTATTTTAGGTTTCTCCTCAGGCGGATATGTTGGCAGTGGGGGTAAATATGACCCGAAAGGTATCGTTCATGGTGGGGAGTTTGTATTTACCAAAGAAGCGACTCAGCGGTTAGGTATTGCTAACCTGTATCGCCTGATGGATGCAAGTCAGCGAGGTTATGCTTCTGGTGGATATGTGGGCACGTCTTCAACGCCCATGTACGGTATGCAGCCCATAGCAAGCGGTATCAATGTCAATTTAGGCGGTATCCATGTTGATGGTCAACCGCAGCAATCCAGCCCTTCCAATGTCAATATGCGCGCAGCGGAGCAATCCTTAACCCAGAAAATCAAATCTGTTTTAGTGGCGGAGAGTCGAGATGGCGGTGATTTGCATAAAATTATCAAGGCAGTTAATGGTAGGTGTTATTAATCTGATAAGCGTATTTTCTATGCAGCAATTAGCTTCTTTTGATATAGTTACCTATGAATAAAATTAATGGTTAGCTAGATGATGGTTAAATTAAAGGAAAAACAATGAAAAAAACGTTATTGTTTTTAATCCCCCTATTATTTTCTGGCGCAGTAATGGCAAAAGCCGGTGAGAGTACGCTTTCTTTGGGGTATTTGAATGTAAAGTCTGGTGGAGAGAAAAAATTAACTGAGAAAGCGGATACAACAAAACCAGATCCTGAGGGAATTGCAACAGTTTATGCTGATGGTTATTCAAAAGCAGGGGGCGCATTTGTGCGTTATCGCTATGAATTTAGTGATGATTGGGGAATTATCAGTTCATTTGCTTATTCGAAAACAGATTATAGCACACCGATTACTTTGAATGTTGACAAAAATACATCTAAACATACTTCGAATATTAAAGGAGACTATATGTCTTTAATGGCTGGCCCAACTTATAGGATCAATGAATACGTAAGTGTTTATGGATTAGTAGGCTTGGGATATAGCAATGTAAACTTTGATTTAGATGTCACCAAATATGGTAAAAAAACGTTTTCAAAAAGTAGCACTAGCTTAGCCTACGGCGTTGGTATGCAAGTGAATGTTTACGAGGGGGTTACCGTTGATGTAGGCTATGAACGTTCAGGCAGTGGCGAGTGGAAAACAGACGCCTTCACGGTTGGCGTAGGATATAAGTTTTAAGACACCTTGAGATGCATTCAACGGTAAAATTGATAAATTAATTTTACTAAAAAACAAAAAAGTCGCTTAATCGTGGCTTTTTTATTTATGGAGTCAAGCCAATGGACGAATTTAAATGGCGAACCCAAATTCAAGACAGCCCAACGGGCGAGTTCAGGTATCGAGTCAAAGAAGTTGAATTTGGTGATGGTTACAAGCAGGTATCCGCCCATGGGATCCATCCCGAATCGCAATCCTGGCCTTTTTCTTATTTAGGCAAAAAAGCCGAAGTTTTGCCTATCTTTGATTTTATTCGCCCACACACCGTTAAATCATTTATCTGGATACCCCCTTTTGGTGTCAAGGGAGTGTATCGGGTAAAAGCCGATTCAATCAAGATGACGCCGGTTGCGCGTGATGTCATGAAAATATCAGCCACGTTTGAGGAGGCTTTTTCGGCATGACAATGCTTTCAGATGTACAAAAATTAGAACCTGGTGAAAAAATCCAGTTGGTAGACGTTGATGGCAGTGCTTTTGGTGGTCCGGTATTGCGCTTTCATGCTTACAATCTTCGTTACACCCCCGAAGAAATTGAAAAGGCAGAAGATGAATTAAAGCCGAAGCCTATCTGGTGGCAAGGTAACGAATATGGCGCCTGGCCTTATGAAATTTCGGGTTTATCAAAAAGCAGTGAGGGCAGTCAAGCCAGACCGATATTGAAAGTGGGGAATATTGATAGCCTGATATCATCATTGTGCCTGGAATTTGATGATATGGTTCAGGCAAAAGTAACCATTTATGAGACCTTTTCGCACTATCTGGATAGCAAAAATTTCCCTGATGATAATCCCACCGCGAGTCCGGATGAATGCTTTAAACAGGTATTCTATGTTGACCGAAAAAGTCATGAGCAGGCGGGTGGAGTTATTCAATTTGAACTGGCTTGCCCGTTTGATTTACAAGGCGTTATGTTGCCAGTGCGTCAAATTCATCATCTCTGTTACTGGTGCATGCGGGGTTGGTATCGTTCAGGTAATGGGTGTGCCTATAATGGCCAACGCTATTTTGACGAGAAAGGCAATCCGGTGGATGACCCCGCCTTAGATGTTTGTGGCGGCCTGATGAGCGATTGTAAAAAGCGATTTGGTGAAAATGCGCCTTTGGATTTTGGTGGATTCCCCGCAGCGGGGTTAATACGATGATAACAAAAAGTCTTACCGAAGCAATATTCAACCACGTTAAAAAGGTATTTCCGCAAGAAGCCTGCGGGGTTATTTGCCAAAAGAGTCGTGTGAAACGCTATTTTCCTTGTCGTAATCTTGCTGCAAATCCGACTGAACATTTCGAATTATCACCGGAAGACTATGCCAATGCGGAAGACTGGGGACTGCCTGTTGCTATCGTCCATTCTCATTGTGGCGACGGTGTGACAACGCACCCAAGTGAAATAGATAATCTGCAATGTGATGCCAGTGAATTACCGTGGATAATTGTGTCATGGCCTGAGGGAGATTTGCGTATTATTCAACCAAGAGGGGAGCGTGAATTAACGGGAAGAACGTTTGTTTTGGGTTACTCCGATTGCTGGACACTGATTGTTGATTATTTTCGTCAAGAACACGGTATTACATTGAATAATTATAGTGTCACTTATCCATGGTGGGAGCAAGGTGAAAACCGTTATATGGAGAATTTCACCAAAGAAGGTTTCGTTGAAATTAATGATGTACCTGAAGTGGGTGATGTGGTCATTATGCAGGTTCAGGCCGATGTCGCTAATCATGCAGGTGTTTTACTGGATAACGGCATGCTTTTGCATCATTTGTACGGACAATTAAGCCGTGTCACGCCTTACAGTGATTACTGGCGTGACCGCACCGTCAAGATTGTCAGAAGGAAAGAATTGGCATGAGTGAACTAAAAACGGTTAGGCTATATGGAAAACTGGGCGCAAAGTTTGGCCGTGTCCATCAACTAGCGATTAGCTCCCCAAGAGAAGCCATTAAAGCATTATGTGTGCTTTACTTAGGCTTTGAGCGTTATTTGGCTGATGCGCATTTGAGAGGCGTAGAGTTTGCGGTCTTCAAGGGAAAGCATAATATAGGCGAAGATGAGTTTCACCTTGATACAACGCAGGATATTCGTATTGCCCCGATAATTAAGGGAAGCAAGAACGGAGGGCTGTTCCAAACTATATTAGGTGTAGCAATGATAGGCGCAGCAATGATGCTGGGGCCTGTTGGGTGGGCAGCCTTTGGGGCAGGTGGGTTTATGGGTGGTGCTTTAGCGCTAGGTGGGGCATCAATGACACTAGGTGGCATAGTGCAAATGTTGTCACCGCAACCGCCTGGAGCTACCGTTCGTCAGGACGCCGATAATAAACCGTCTTATGCGTTTGGCGGTGCGGTGAATACGACAGCGCGGGGTAATCCAGTGCCGTTACTGTATACCCTGGATAGAAAAGAGATAGGTGGGGCAATCATATCCGCAGGGATTTACACCGAAGACCAAAGATAACATTAATTATGGGTGAAATATGACAAATCTTATTTTTGGGGCAAAAGGTGGTGATGGCGGTGGGCATAAACCCGTAGAGTCACCCGATAGTTTGCTATCGGAATCAACCGCAAAATTACTCTTTGCTATTTCTGAAGGAGAAATAGCCGGTGGGTTAGATGCTACCCGTATTTTTCTTGATGGTACGCCAATTGGTAATGCTGACGGCAGTAAAAACTTTGAGGGGGTGACGTGGGCGTTTCGTCCAGGCAGTGAGCAACAGGAATACATCAAAGGTATTCCGTCTGTTGACAATGAAATTAGCGTTAACAGGGAGTTAAAAGAGGAACAGCCGTATATTAGGTCAATAAATAATATCCAGCTATCAGCTATTCGGTTACGTTTTTCGGTACCACAACTTCTTGAACAACAGGATAATGGCGATACCTCCGGTTACCGCATCGATTATGCCATTGACCTGTCAGCGGATGGGAGTGGCTACAAAGAAGTGTTGCGTGCTGCCTTTGATGGAAAAACAACCAGCGAATATCAGCGCACACACCGTATCGATTTGCCTGCTGCCAAAACAGGCTGGCAATTGCGTGTTCGTCGTCTCACCCCTAACAAAAATACGGCGAGAATTGCCGATAAAGTGGTTGTCGCCGCCATTACTGAGGTGATTGACGCAAAATTAAGATATCCTAATACCGCTTTATTGTTTATCACTTTTGATGCAAGACAATTTAATAACCGCATCCCCAAAGTCAGCCTGCGCCCCAAAGGTGGTTTGCTGGTGAAAGTACCCTCAAACTATGACCCTGTAAACCGAACTTATTCAGGCGTCTGGAATGGAACCTTCAGGCTGGCTGCGACGAATAATCCCGCCTGGATTTTTTATGACCTGGTTTTGAATAATCGGTATGGCTGTGGAGAGCGAATCAATAGCGCGCAAATAGATAAATGGGATTTATACCAGATAGCCCAGTATTGCGATGAAAACGTTCCTGACGGTCAAGGTGGTTCAGGTAAAGAGCCTCGTTTTTTATGTGATATTTATATTCAGTCTCAGGAATCGGCTTATCAGGTATTGCGTGATATGGCGGGTATTTTTAGAGGGATGACCTTTTGGGCGGATAATTCTGTCAAAGCAGTGGCTGACATGCCATCGGATGTCTTTCGGATTTTCACGCAAGCGAACATCATCGGCGGAAAAGTGACCTATTCCGGGGGTAGCCAGCAAAACCGTTATACGCAGGTGCTGGTTTCCTATTCGGATGCCGATAATCACAGTCATGATGCCATTGAGGCGGTCTCTGATAACAAATTGCAGCGTCGTTATGGTGTGCGTAAAACGGATATTTCGGCGATTGGATGTACTCGGCAATCAGAAGCAAACCGACGTGGACGCTGGATATTATTAACCAATGCTTATGACAGAACAATTACTTTTTCAACCGGGCTTGAGGGTGCTATTCCAGTGCCTGGACAGATTATTGGCGTTGCGGATGCAAATCTTGCAGGGCGAATTATTGGTGGCAGGATTTCATCTGTTGATGAGAGAAAAATTACGCTCGACAGGAAAGCGGATATTAAATCGGGTGACAGACTTATCATTAATTTACCGGATGGGAAATCAGAAGCAAGAACAGTCCAGACGGTTAACGACAATATTATCACTGTAACAACCCGTTATTCTCAACCGATTGAAAAAAATGCGGTTTGGACAGTAGATGCCAATGACCTGGCTATTCAGCTTTATCGCGTAATTAGCATTCAGGACAACGCCGATAATACATATACCATCACGGGGACTTTCCATAATCCAGATAAATATGCGCATATTGATTCGGGCGCCAGGATTGATAAAAGACCAATTACTGTCATCCCCCCTGGTGTTCAATCGCCCCCTAAAAACGTACATATCTCTGCTTATACCCAAATCAGTCAAGGGATTGCTGTTACAACGTTAAGCGCTGACTGGGATGCCACAGAAAATGCGATTGCCTATGAGGCACAATGGCGAAGAGGAAATAATAACTGGGTAAGTATACCTCGAACGTCAACATCGAGTTTTGAAGTTCAAGGGATATATGCCGGACGTTATCAGGTAAGAGTCAGAGCCATAAACTCATCGGATATCTCATCAATCTGGGCGAATGCGCCTGAGACAACACTAAAAGGTAAGGAAGGCGAACCCCCTACACCTGTTAACTTCAGGGCTTCCACATTGGTGTTTGGGATTAAGTTAGACTGGGGATTTAATGAAAATACGGAAGACACGTTAAAAACAGAGATTCAGTACAGCGAAACTAATGACGGTGAAGGCTTGATGTTACTGGCTGATATCCCATATCCGTCAAAAAGTCATGAAATGTCGGGGTTGGCCGCAGGTGTGGTCTTTTATTTCCGTGCAAGACTCGTTGATAAATCCGGTAACCCGTCACCGTGGACGGAGTTTGTGCGAGGTGAGTCAGCATTTGATGCCAGTAGTATTATTGATGAAATTGACAAAAAAATTAACGACACGGAAGCGATTAAACAGTTAAAGAAAGGAATAGACAGTAGCACAGAAGCAATACTGGAAAATGCCAAAGGACTCAACGGCAATACACAGTATTTCATGCGCCAAAACGGCAAGATGAAAGCCGAAATTGTCAGGGTTGACAATTATGTGGTAACAGAAACCAAGGCGTTAGCTGAGTCTATCCATCAGGTTAGGGCGACAGCAGATAAATCATGGGCAGCAGCACAGAACTCGCTACAGGCCAAATACGACATGAAAAAGGGTGAGGCTTCTGCAACATGGACATCGTTAGTCAAGATTGTTTATGACGGCGTCTCTTATGATGCAGGCATGGTGATTGGTGCTGAGCTTAAAAACGGTAAAGTCAGCACACAAATTGGCTTTAGCGCCCAAACATTCATCGTATACAATCCGGCTAATGGCAAGATGGAGCCGGTTTTTGCCATCAAAAACGGTCAAGTGATTTTTAACGATGCGCTAATAAGTAAGGCAACCATTGAAAATGTAATAGTCGGAATGGATTTAAAGTCTAAAAATTATATTCCCGGACAACAAGGAACACGTATAGATATGGTTAACGGTAATTTTGAAGTTAACGGCGTATCCTCTACTTATCGGACAAGACTAACAAACAAAGGTTTTTATGTATATTTAGGCAATACTCCGATTATAGAAATTGGAGAATTTATATGATTGGCTTAAGAATAACAAATCCAGATGGTTCTTTTTTTTCTTTTAATGAAAATACAACACCAGCGACGAATATATGGACAAAAGCTGTTGACGTTAGAAGAGGTAGTTGGACCTTCCCCAACCCAATACCGCAAGGTTATAAATTTGTTATTTCTCGCGGAGGAGCACTTGCTAGTGTAAGATTTGTGCAGCATGGTAACGCTATGGTTGCCGCAGGGACAGAAACACTAGTATCTTATTCTGAGTCTAATCGTTTAGTGACAGTACGTAATTTACACGGGGTGGGGACTGAACCTATCCAAATTATAGCTTATCCAGACTACAATAAAATACCTCTTGTAGGAAGCGCGGGGTTGAAGATACTAGGTAGCGCTATTTTTCTAAGTTCACTGCCGATAACTGGTTATTCATACGCTTTTCACAAGAAGATTATGATTATTGATGGAGTTTTTAATCCTTTAGAATTAGGAGCTGGTTTAACACCAGATAATGCCATTTATTTTTTTTATTCTACCGATGTAAAAAATTATATTGGCAGAGAGCCTATCAGGGATGGGGGTGGAAGTGTAAAAAGTTTGAGGATATCAAACATAAGACGTGATTCACATAGCTTGGCAAAATCTAAATATTATGTAATTGCTTTTAGGACAGCTAAATCTGGCGAACTAGAGACCAAGGGGTGTGGACTAAAATTGCGTAATATTGATGGTAATGTGACATTTAATTCTCAGTTTAATGTTATGACAAAACCTGTTTTAGTACCAAGTACTGAATTTGCGGTTGGAAAAGGAAAAACAATTCCAGGAATAAAAAGGCCGATGTACACTCCTCAACGGGTTGGTGATTACTTCTGGCATACTGATGGTGGTTACCTTGACTACCTCAACATTTGCCAATATAGCGAAACAAGTTTAGGGCTTTCTCGTTACAGGTATTTTTATAATTCAGCTTATATTGGTGAAACGACAACCGCCTTATCATCCTTCCCAGTATTGGTATTGGATGCAGAAGATTACTTTAAATTCTAATCAAAACCCTTCTTTTATTTATAACGGAAAATAAAAATGATTTATTCAGATGGCACCGTAACTGTCGTGTCCGGGTCTTCTATTGTTAAAGGCACAGGCACCAAATGGAATAGCAATAATCCACTCATATCACCCGGCATGTTAATGCTGATTAAAAATGGTGATGTGAATTATCCGTACATGATATTGGCAGTTAATAGCAACACGGAATTAGTCCTTGCTGAAGAAGCAACATTTTCAGCTACCGACACAACATACACGATTAATCTCACCGAGCCCAATAATAATTCTGATGCAGCAAGAGCACTTGTTGCAGCCAACACTTACATTATCTACTTTCTGCAAAACATGGATACCTGGATGGGGGATAATGGTGTTGTTGAAATTACGTTGCCGAGCGGTAAAACAGTCAAGTTAGAGTCGATTAAGGCATTGCAAGAATTCGTAAAAGGTAAAGCAGACGTAAGTGATATCGATGGAATTAAGGAAGCGGTAAAAGGCAAAGCAGATATAAAAAGTGTTGAAGAAATTAGCAAAGACTTAGATAAAAAATTTGATAAGAACAATGTTGCAGAAGAGTTGGGCAGTGCGACTGACAAAGTGATGAGTCAAAAAGCCTGCTCGGGTATTTTTGCATTAGCGTCTGATGTTGAAGTTGTTAACAATTATCCGGTAGGTGCACCCATCCCCTGGCCACAAGCAACACCACCAAAAGGTTATCTTGTTTGTAATGGCGACACCTTCGATAAAGTGAAGTGTCCGAAGTTAACACAAGTTTACCCTTCTGGAAAATTGCCTGACTTACGAGGGGAGTTTATCCGAGGTCTTTCGGTGGGTAGAAAAGAAGTCGATGTAGGCAGAACGGTATTAAGCAATCAGGGTGATGCGATGCGAAATATCACCGGACGTATTGGGTATGTGAGACAAGGGCGGAATGCGCCGCCTGTTTCGGCCGATGGTGCTTTTAGCATAGACAAAACACACAGCGCAAACCTCAGTGGAGGAGGAAATGATGACTGGGGTGTCGTCTCTTCTTTTGATGCCTCTCGTGTCGTACCGACCGCCAACGAAAGCAGACCACGAAATGTTGCATTTTTATATATAGTAAGGGCAGCATAACAAATGACCTCCGCATGGGCATCATATTAGCTCCGTTGGAGGAAGTTGTTAACTATTAGTTGTTGGGTGCATGTAAGTGGCTTTGTGAAAACTAGGCTAAACGGGAAAATAAAGACGCTATATTTAGTGGGACGAATTTGGGACAAGTATCCGCAAGTATGATGGAGTATCTGTACGTTTCTGAAAGCATCTTTTGACGTGAGAGCGAGGAAAGATGCGGTATATCAATGAATTATAAGATAAATCTATTCACTTTTAATCAATTGGTCACAGGTTCGAATCCTGTACGACCCACCA